GAGAGCAAACGCTGCGTCGTATCAAGTCCGAGGCCAACCGTCGGTGCCTTGAAATTATGCCAGAGTTTAAGCAGCGCAACTTTCTGGCGCTGAAGGCAGAATGTGATCTTGAATATGGAACTGACCCTTCCGCGTGGCCTGTAGAGATGCAGCAACTCGTTGTTGAAGGGCGAGCGGCGTTTGCGCAGATTAAGGCTATCCGTGCGAAGTCTGACGAAATCGAAGCAATGAACCCAGCGCCGTCTGATGTAACAGACGATGCTTTGTGGCAAGTTTAGAAAACCGGAGTGATTTGAATGTTAGGTTTCTCACCACTAGCAGCAGCAGCCCTAGCTGATGATTTCGCTGTCAGCGGTGTACCAAATCACGCGCTCACAGGTTCATCAATTGCCACAGGCGCTCCAACCGTTGGCTCTTCTGAAATCGTCCAGCCTGAAAGCGTCCTTACAGGTGAATTGGTGGCCGCTGGCAGTCCGCAAATTGGCAGCGCGACGTTGCAGCAGGTGCATCTCATCGGTTGCGACGGCGTCGTCTCTGGGTCTCCTGCTTGCGGTGTGTGGCGCTGGCAGTGGGAGCAGCAGTATGATACGACGACGACGTGGACGCAGCAAAACGACACGACAGCAGTATGGACACGAGTAGCATGAGCGAGGCCACTGATGTTGAAATGCTTTACATTGCGCAGATTGAGGCTCTGTCGGCTGGAAATACCAGCAACTGGCTGCTGTCGTCTCATCCTGGCGCATACTTCTACGCGGCGCTCCTGCACGCCGCGCCATACCTTCAAGACGACCCGCGGTGCAGGCCGCTAACCTTGAAAGCGAACAGGCCCGCTATAGCGGCACAGGCGTTCGCATGAAACTGAGGAGCTTCAAATGAGCAATCCATTCCGCGGTATAGGCGAAAACCTCATGGGCATTCCTGCCGACATGATCCCCGTCACGCCAAACGACAGCGCCGACAATCTCGGCACAGACCCAGCCAACGGCAAGTCGAACGTCGCCCTCGGCCTATACGTTGAGACCGGCGGCGATGTCGTCATGACGACGCTGCGCGGCGATGACCGCACGGTTGCCGTGCCTGACAATTTCTACCTGATGGTCGGCGTCAAGCGCGTCAAAGCGACCGGCACAACTGCTTCTGGCATTCACGCACTGGTGGTCTAAAACATGCCTATTCTTTCCCTGCTGACTACAACGCGCAGCCGACTTTTGTCGTCAACTGCATTCATTCGCTACTACGCAGCCGGTGGTTTCAACCCCGAATTCGTTGCCGACTTTGTGCGCGGTGAGTACAGCGCAGCAGGGAATAGAACCTTCGCCTCTACAATAGACCACTCCGCCTCTGGCCTAGCCACAATGACTGGCGGGTATGGCCCTGAGTTGATTTCGAATGGTGGGTTTGATGATGGGTCTACTGGGTGGACTTTGGGGACAAACTGGGTAGTTTCTGACGGCAGAGGTCGTATCTCTACTGCGGCTGGTGTGGCTAGCGATTTAAGTTACCAAGTAACAATCCCAGAAGCTGGAGCATACATCTTTGAGTTTTCAGCTACGTCTGATGCGGGACTTGTAGGTATCTCATTTTATGACGGAACTGCAACACGAACAGACGCTGGCACGTATAGCAATCAAGGTGTAGGGCAAGGCCGTTTGAGCCGTGTATTCACATTCTCTGCGGGTGGCACTTTTACTGTGCGGGCTGCGGCTTCTGCTACATGGACAGGCACCGTAGATGACTTTACCTGCCGCAAGATGCCTGTGGTTCAATGGCGGCCCCATAACTTGCTGACGTATAGTGAGGATTTCTCGCAGTGGACAGAAACAATTGTCACTGAAGGGACTTCAACCTCTGTTGCTTCCGATCTTTCTGGTGTCAGTGAGGCGATAGAAGTCACGGTTCCAACGTCTGGGCGGTGTTATGTTTCGAGGGACGTAAGTTTCGTTGTAGGCGGTCAATATACAGTTAGATTTTATATTGAAGAAGCATCCGATCTTGACGGTGTGTTAAATGGTGTGTCGCTTGCTGCTGCTGTTGCATCAGGGGATAGCTCCTACGATGTGTCAGAGGGGGAGACAGGGTGGGCGTCTTTCACTTTTGTAGCTAGTGCCTCATCTGCAGCGATCAGGGCAGGTATAGGCTTGACAGGTGCAGCCGCAGGGACGGTTAGGGTGTCCGCTGTTCACGTCTACCGCTCCGACCTTGGTGGTATGGCTAAGGTTCCCTCGATATTCCGTTCAATTCCGTCTCTGGAATACTATGTGCCGAACAAGGCTACAGCGATTGGACCTGAGTTAGTTACGAATGGGACTTTTGATAGTGATACGACTGGGTGGACTGCGGGTAAGTTAGCAGGTACTGCCGATGGTGTTTTGAGTGTAGATGCCAACCGCTTAAAAATAACAAATGGTAGTCCTGATGGTTATGGAGCGGCTAGTCAGTCTATGTCCACAGTAGTTGGAAAAACCTATACTTTTTCTGTAGATTACACTGTTGGTAATTCAGACAGACGTATTATCCGTTTAGGTACAGGTTTGTATAGCACATCCTATGTTAGCGATGCTATTTCTAGTGGAGCTACTAGTGGCACTATTACGCATACTTTTGTAGCCACCTCCACTGTTCTTTGGGTTTCGTTGGCTAACTACGGAGGTGCAGGGGATACCTCCATATGGGACAACATCTCAGTCCAAGAAGTAGACCGACTACCAACCTCCGCCCTTTATCTCCCCCGGATTGGACACCACGTCTACAATGGTTCGCAGTGGGTGGACGAGGGTTTGCTGCACGAGAGTGAAGCTCGGACGAATTTGGCTATTGGGGTAGCCACTACCACAGGGGTTACAGAAACTCTCAATGCTGCAACGTCGATTACTGGTGAGCTAGATGCTATTCGTTTCACAAGGGATGCAACCGACCCAAGATATGCACGAATAGCCTATCCAGGCTTTACTGCATCTGCAACAACAACCTACACTTGTTCACTTTATTTTAAGTGGGACGGAAATGATGTCTTAACTTCACTTGAATACAACAACTTTACTGACTTTGACTCTGCTTGGCGGGTCGATTTTAATTTAACGTCAAGTGGGATGTCTGTATCATCTGAAGCATCTGCCACTGGCGGTGTCGAAGATGTTGGCAACGGGTGGTATCGTGGATACGCCACGTTCACTACTGGCGCTGCTCCATCTACAAGCACATCAAGCACTTTGATTGAAATCTCTGGTGGGAATTCTGTCCTTGTTTACGGCCCTCAACTCGAACCAGCCTCCACGCCTTCCTCATACCTGCCTACCTCTGGTGCTACTGTCACCCGTGCCGCCGAGACACTGACGATCCCGTATGAGAACCTGACGTGGTCCTCCGAAGCCGTCAGCATGCAGATGGATGGGCGGATGACGTATGCTGATGATGGGGCGAGCGAAACTTTCTTCCGCTGGTATGGGTCATCAACAAACAGGGTGCAGGCTTACCTTGACTTGTTTAGCACATATGCTGGACGTGTTACATTCCTTCAAAACTCTGGCACGAATATTGTTGTAGCCTCTGAAACCTACTCCCCCGACATACTCGTCCCGTTCAACATCGCATCCCGTCACGGCTCTACATTCATCAACGGCGCGGTCGATGGGGTTGCACTGACTGAGGACACAACCCCAGTGGCTCTGCCCGATCTGTCTACCACTGACCTAGAGCTTGGCTATAACTTCATGGGGACAATCAAGAAATTCCGCATGTGGGCTGACGACATTGGCGACACTGGCATTGAGGAGGCCACTGAGCCATCCCTAGAACCTAGCCTGAGCCTGACATTCGACGGTTCGAGCACCAGCTTTACCGTATTCGATTGGAGTGAATAATCATGGGCACCAAAAACTATAACAACGCGCTTGATCTAGTTTCATTCTCTCGTGCAAGCGGTGGGACTGCCCTGCGTAAGATCAGCTATGGTTCTGAGTTAGTTACAAACGGGACGTTTGATACGGATACGACTGGTTGGACTGCGGTACGTTCATCAACCTTATCTTCTCCGTCCAATAACCTTCGGGTAACAAACGCTGGTGGCGTTACCGCAGGGGCAGCAGAGCAAGTGGTTTCAACAGAAGTTGGTAAGGTCTACCAGATCAGTGCTGATTTTACATATGGCGGAGCAACATCAGGTGCGATCAGAATAGGGACAACCAGCCAAGGTTTTCAGATTGCAAACGTAAGCCCTTACACAGCAAATCAAACGATAACATACAGTTTCGTTGCAACTACAACAACAGCCTATATCGGTCTCTTTAACAACGCGGGAACTGATGGGGACTATAACGAATGGGACAACGTCTCAGTCAAAGAAGTCCTATTCGATCAGCCCGATGGCACTCTGACCTTGTTCAACCACCCTGATGACATACCACGTATTGAATATGATACGAGCGGTAATCCGAAGGGTATTCTGATCGAGGAAGCTCGGACGAATTTGCAGATATACTCGGAAGACTTTAGTGATGTGAGTTGGTATACGCCTACAGCGTTCTTAACCACAGACGCTGCGGTATCTCCAGATGGTAGAACAAACGCAGCAAAGCTTGGCGGGACTTCTGGCTCTACGAACATGCGCCTACAGCAGAGTGTTTCGCTTTCTGCTGGCACTACATATACATACTCAATTTTTGCAAAGGCTGGTGAATTTACGACGTTAAGAACTCAAAGGGTTGATACCAATCTGGACAGTTGGGGAACAGTTTTCGACTTATCGTCTGGAACCGTTACGTCTGGGGTTGGAAATATGGAAGACTTTGGTAACGGTTGGTATAGATGCTCTGGTGAGGCTGTTTGTAACACGTCTGCAACGACTGGCGTCCTGTATGTTTGTGAGCCAGGGGGCACAGGAGATGGAACCTCAGGTATCTACGTCTACGGCGCACAACTCGAAGAAGGAGCATTCCCGACCAGTTACATCGGAACGAGCGGTGCTACTGCAACACGATCCGCAGACATTGCGTCTATTGCTGTAGACCAGTTTGGGTATAACCAGAAGGCGGGGACTGTGGTTGTTGAGTTTGATAGCAATGGTTCTGATGGGTCTAGTTTCCCAAGAATGTATCAACTTAAGACAAGCTCAACTGACGCAAAGTTGGCTCTTAGTACATCTAATGTTTTGTATGTAGACCTATTCGGTAATCCTGGTTTTGTCAGTATGGGGGTAAAACCAACGAATACCTCTATATCTGTTGCTAGTGCGTTCAGAGAAGGAGATCTTGCAACTTCAGATGATGGTGACACTGTGGTCACTGGTTCACCCCCAACAATTCCAAGTGTTTCGTCTATTATCATTGGGTCTTCAGTGACGAGCAATTACCTCAACGGCCACATCAAGTCCCTCAAGTACTACCCACGTCGCCTATCTAACGCCCAGCTTCAGGAGCTAACGTCATGACCGAAGAAATCGTAACACCTAAAACAGACTTCTACCTGAAGTTCGCAGATGAGGCGCAGATGGCTTCGGCCATGTCTGACTTCTATCACCAGGAGACACAGACCACTGTAGACCCTGAGACTGGCGAGGAGACCACTACAGACGTGGGAGAGCCTTATCTGGTAATGAACACCCGCGACTATGCTATCGACATTGTGGGGGTCATTCACAAGCCGACAGGAAACATGCTGACGGACGCAGAGGGCATTGAGTACCCTGAGATGGCACCGCTGGATGGCTGGCACGTGAACATCCGCATCCGTGGCGGCATCCCCAACAAAGACCCGGAAGACACTGAAGCGGTGAACACCCTGCGTGATGACGTGGAAGCCCTCGATGCTGTCTATGGGCAGAACCCTGTGACGCCTAGTCGGGTTTGGCTGTAATTTTAGTGATTGGATAAGAGATGCGTGCGCCACCTGAAAATTGGGCTGACCTCAGTGAAGAAGAGAAAGCCGCTCTGCTAGAGATGGCACGCGGTCATCTATTTTGGAAGTCCGCGTTTGCTCGGTTCAAGTGGTTGGGTGGCTTTGCGCAAGTAATGCTGGCCATTGCTGCTGCGTGGATTTTGTTCAAAGATGGGCTTGCTGTTTGGTTGCAGGGTTTGACTAAATGAAAGCAGCAATTAGCCTAAGCCGACGGGATATTTTTATAACCATTTTGCTTGCGTGTATCTGGTTTCCGGTATTCGTTCTGTATCCAATCCTAACCTACAACGACGGATCGTCTCGCGACATCAGTGTCGCGGTTGTTAAAGCTCCAACCAAAGACGACCCGACGCTTCAATATCGCTGGACTGGCGATGTCTACAGGTCGTGCGCTATTTCTCTGCGCCGCAAGGTGACCGATGCAAACGATATGGTTTACATGCTAGAGACTAGCGATTTCACACCAGTGCCTGTCGATCAGCTTGGCGTTACATCATTTATCGCAACGGTCGCAGTAGGCAGCGGGCTTGCCGAAGGGCCGGCGACGTATCGGGTCACTGAGGTTCCTCGCTGCACATGGCTGCAAAGAATGTGGCCCGTTGCGATCGAGTATCCGCCCGTTAAGTTTGAAGTAACGCTGTCTGACGATGACACCTGAGACGCTTGATAGGTGGCGCGTGTGGCCAAGGCTTATTATCACGCTGTATGGCTTGGCTTTCTATCGAACAACTGAATGGTTCATGGCGCTCGATGCGCCGACCAACAGCCAGTCAGCGTTTGTTTCTGTTATTGTTGGGGCTGGTGCTGGGTTCTACGGAATTTATGTGAACGGCAAGCCGAGCAAGCATGAGGCCCGCACAGACGTGGATGTGGATGCGTAGCCTCATACTCATATCGTGCCTGTTCCTAGCCTCCTGCGGCGGCTCTGGGCCTCTCAGCTTGCTTACAGGGGGCGGACCGAACGTTGCAGCCAATGTGCAGGCGGGGCAAGAGAACACGCAGCAGGTTGTGGCGCAGCAAACGGAAACTAAAGCCGGACGGGATGTGGTTCAAAGCACGGGCGGCGTTGAAACTCAGAGAGTGGAGACGATTACGGTGACGAACGACCGGATCCCGCCTTGGGTTCTGTTGCTGGGCTTGATTGGCTGGCTTCTTCCGACACCAAACAGTATGGGCCAGAGCCTATTCAATGCAGTCATGTGGTTACGGAGGAAAGACAAATGAAGCTCGCAATCATCGTCGGACACAACAGCAAGGCCCAAGGCGCGGTGCGCGTTACCGATGGCGTTACTGAATACTCATGGAACTCGGCGCTTGCCGAAGAGATCGAGGCGCTTGGAGATGACGTTCGCATCTTCTATCGCACTAAGGGTGGCGGATACTCTGCTGAGATTGATCGAGTGTACTCAGAGGTTAATGACTGGGGAGCCACGGCTAGCGTTGAGCTTCACTTCAATGCGGCGAGCGATGAGCGCGTTGCTGGATGCGAAACATTGTCGTCAGGCTCATCCGGTTCCACCGTTCTGTGCGAGGCTCTACAGGCCCGCATGGTTGCCGTAATGGGTGAGCGGGACCGTGGGGTAAAAGTCGTGTCAAAAGATGACAGGGGTGGCCGGTCGCTGTGGGCGGGCAAAGCACCCGCCGCACTGATTGAACCGTATTTCGGCAGCAATCCAGACAGCTGCGATCTGGCCGATGCTAAATCGAAAGAGCTTGCCAAAGCAATCTATGATGCTGCAAAAACTGTGTGATTATTCGCTGGTGATTTCACCGCCGTGCGGTTCCGCTCGATCCTTGGTGACGTATTCATCTGGGCGCACCATTTCGAACTAAATCTGTAAACCCAGTCTCGCAGCTTGTGATTTCTCCGCCGAGGGCAGCGTATCCAGCCACATCGATCCAGCTATCGAGGTGACTGGGGTTGCCCTTGATGCGGGCCAGCTTGAGTAGCACCATCATTGCGCAAACGTCATGCTTTTCTATGCTGGTTCCCAGATACTCGGACCAGAATGCTGCGATAGTTTTGAAGCTATCTTCGGCACCGCCGTGCGTTGCCGCTCTGTCCTTGGTGATGTATTCATTTGCGAGTTCTAAGACTGTAGATCGGTCAGTCATTGGGTTGGTCCTTCTTGATTTCCTGACCGCTGATGATCTTGTTATTGACCTTGATGACGGCAGTGGCTTTCTCTGCATCCCGCCATTGCAGGATGCCTGTCGCGTAGGTGCGTGATCCGGTGCGGATCGTGACGCGTTCTTGATCAGTCATTGGTTTGGCCCTTTCCTAATACGGCTTTGACTTTCTTGAAGACAGGTACAAGCACAGCCCCATCGTCTGCGTAGTACCCCGTCTCGTCTACCCAAGCATCTACTTCCTCTAAGACAGCAGTCAGTTCACCTACACGTTCACCTAGCTGCCCTGTGTCAGATAGATATTGCAGCGCTTGCTTTTTGAGTTCAGCTTTCATATCCGATGCGCCTATCATTTTACGCAACTGCGCTTCCTGAGCATCTTTAGCGTCGCTATCAAACGGGGCTGTAATAGCGGTCCTAGCAGCATCAAAAACATCAGACCAAGCAATAACCAAGCAAGCGGCGTCCAAACCATCGCAGGAGCTATCAGAGGCCCAAGCAGCGTCTTGGGCAGCTTCACGAGCGGCGATGCGCTCATTCTCCGTTGCAAAATCATTGCGCAGCATCTCTATCTGATTGTGAACACGATCATCATTAGGTCGCTCCCGACCAACGGCACGCATAGTTTGTTCGGCAAGCCACGCTTGAAAGTGTCTCGCTAGACGATCATCCGGCATTGCATACGACAACACCCACAGGGCGTCTTCTAGGCCGTTACTGTCTAGGACCGTCAGAAGGTCAAGCGGCTCATCATCAGCCTTTGTTTTGCCGAGATGTTTGAGCAGCTTTATCCAACCGTCTTCACAGGGTAACGCATCACGAATGTGGTTCAGTGTCGTTGTGCTGTTGTAATTCATTTCTCTTCACTCCCAGATCCCCTCAATGGCGGCACTGGCGCTGCAACCACAATGCCTGTGTCAACGCATTGAGAGCCTTGGTATGTGTCGATGTCTCTCAGGGCAGAGTGATATTCTGCCATTCGATCTGCGCAGTCCCGGTTGTTGTCGAACCAGCCGGTCGCTTGATTTCCTGTGGTGGATAGAACCACGAGTACCCAGATTGTTTTCATGCTTTCTCCCATCTTTGAAAAGCGGACGATTGGTCAGTCGGATTGTGGCGCAATTCGGTAGCGACCAAATCTAAAACATCCTCGTATCCAGAGCCTTTCTTTGTTTGAGGTTGCTGTCCGCTTATCGAAGAAGGTGGACAGGGGGGTGGGTGTCCCCCCCTGTCCGAGCAGGGACTTGCTCTTTCCTTTGTTTGCTAAGATTGCTGGTTACGAAGCCCTTTCTCTTTTGTGCGGTCGGCTACCTCTTGCCCAAGCCGACGGCGGATTGAATTTACTAGGGCAAGAATTTCTTCGGCCCGCATTTTAACCTGCGGCCTGTTGTTTCTTTCCGAGTCTGCTTTCAGAATATTGGCGATGCGCTCTAGGCGGTTAATATGTTCGATCATTTCTCGTCATCCACACAGTACATATACCCGTTTTTCGCATCTGTTTTATACCGCCTAATCTGTCCGTTTTTGGCGAGCCGGTTGAATGTCGATCTCACATTGTCGGGCGGGATGCCGAGAATTTTTCCAGCTGGTCCTGAGCGCATCGGACCTTTTCTCTTCAGCAGGTCAATGACTTTCTGCGTCAGCGGCGCTCGATTGCGCTTCTGGTTCAGGCTTTTAATCTCTGGCGGGGTAACCTTAGGAAGTCGCGGCTTGTGGCCCTCCTGAGCCGCCATAGTCGCCCACAGCTCCCCGTATATCATTTCCTGTTTCGGCGTCATTGCTTAGCCTCCAGCTTGTCGATCTCTTCCTGCGCTCGGTTCCTGTTGTGGATCGTGATCGCCAAGTCCACACCAACCCACGATGGACGTACTCCAGTGCCGTAGCGCTCGATCAGGTTTTCGGCCTGCTGATTGCAATAGTCGCGGTAGGCGATCAGGTCTTTTAGCGTTTCATTCATTTGGCTTAGTCCAGCTATAGAAGTCATTTTCATCATATTTTTTGGGCGTCGATAAAAACGGTGTGGATGTTGGCGATATTATCTCCAAAACGTCAGCGAGGTCTTTGCGGTAATATTTATTCAGCGCACGCTTGTTCTCGCTGTATTCGCCACCAGTTATCAGGTCTGCCAGCAAAGTTCTGATTTTTCGCAACATTTTTCTTCCTCTCAGATGTTAAACACGAACAGCATGACGAGGTATGCTGTCATGATGAGGGCTGCTGCGCCGATGGCGTCTTCGATCAGGTGTTTCATTCAATCGTCCTCAAGTATTCGTCTTTGATTGTGTACAGCTTTATCGGCAGGCTGTACTTTCTGGCCGCGCTTACAGCGTCACGTTTGAGCCTATGGTAAGACGCATCTCCAACTTGCCGCTCATCTTCATCAACGGGCATAGCGACCCACGCTGCTGATTGGCGAAAATTGTCGGCGGGTCTGTAGAAAACTTCCACGCAAACTGCCATTATCGCATCCATTGACATTTTGGGTCTCTCCATATTTTTGATTACTCGTCGCGCCACCAAGTTTCGTTTTCCCAAATGCGCTTGAAATCGTCGAAGGTTGCGGACGCCTCCGCAATTCGGTCGCACTCGTCGTCGCTGATGTCAAAGCGTGCTGCATAATCGTGAATGTCGCTGCGTGTCATTGCGCTGCCTCGTTGCAGCTAACGCAGCGGCGCTCGGTATAGCGAAGGCCATGCTCAATGATGCCGGTCCCATCAAACGTCTGCTTATTCGAGTTCCCCATTGTGCGGGCCACAGGGAAATATCCGTCGCCCTTGCCGATGGTTTCGCCGCAGCAGTCGCACTTGTAAGCTCGGCGGGCTGTGGTCGCCTTCTTCTCAGTGGCAAGGCGCTTTACGGTAAATTCACCGCCTTGGTTCCATTGACGCGCTGCCATATGGACAGCGGCAAGTTTGGATGCTGCATGAAACTGGCCGCTGAGTTCGCCAAGCGTTACGTTGAAGATTGCCATGTCTGTGTTCCTTCTGTTCACTGCCTATGCATGTACAATAAGTCCACAAAAAGTGTACGTCAAGCGGAAAAATTATGTTGACTAGACTTTTTTATGGACTTAATGTCCACACCATCAACTCAGGAGAAGAGCATGACTGAAGGAACTAAGGAAATACGATTGCGCTGGACCGAGGAGCAGGTCGAGGCCGTCAGCGTCGCTGCGAAGGCAATTGGCCTAAGCATTAGCGCGTACACCAAGCTGGCGCTGCTGGAGCGTCTGAGCCGGGACCGCGTAATCACGCAGCAGCCGCGCGACTTCGTATGATTATCGCTGGGATCGATTGCGGCTACAAGACCGGCGGCGTCGGCCTTGTTGGCGACGGATGGGTCGAGGTCCACGACCTGCCGACCTACTCAGAGGGTGGCCTGAATAGCCTCGCCCTTGCTGACATATTGGAGAGCGTGGACGTGGACCACGTTGTCATTGAGAGCCAGCAGGCGATGCCTCAGCAGGGCGTCAGCTCAACATTCAAACTGGGCATGGGGTACGGGCAGATCACCGCTACGGTGGCCATGACGCGCATCCCGTTCACGACAGTCACGCCTGCAAAATGGAAGCGCGCGATGAACCTGCCGAAAGACAAGGACGCGGCTCGGCGGCTGGCGACGCAGTGGTATCCTGCAATCGCTGAACAACTGAAGCGCAAAAAGGACGAGCATCGCGCGGAGGCGCTGCTGATTGCCACTTATTATCGCGGGGGTCGGGTATGAACGGCTTTGAAAAACACGGCATTGAACACCTTTCGGCCAGCAGCATCAACCTATGGGCGAACGCACCTGACGTCTGGGTCTTGCAGTATCTGTTTGGGAAGCGCACGCCGATGGGTGCCGCCGCTTGGCGTGGCATCTGCATCGAGGACGCAGTGGTCTCTACGCTGATGGGCGAAAGCGAAACCGACAGCATCAAGGCGGCGCTTGAAAAGTTTGACAAGCGGTTCCTGATTGCCGATGAAAAAACCACCAAGGAACGCAACGTGATCGAGCCGACCGTGCAGCTCGCGCTGGAAGAGCTGGTCGAGTTTGGCAAGCCGGAATTTCCAGCGGATAGCGAACACCCGCAGGAAAAAATCAGCATCACCGCCAAAGGCGACGGCTGGTCAATCCCGGTGATCGGATACCTTGACCTCGTGTTTCCGCAGCACGGCACTGTTGTGGATCTCAAGACAACAAATCGCGTCCCGTCGAAAATGTCAGCAGAACACCAGCTTCAGCGCTGCATCTACGCGGCGGCCAAGGGCAACATGGCGGTGAAATTTCTGTACGTCAGCGCCAAAAAGGCCAATTGGCTGGAGGACGGCGACGTGGCCGAGACGCTGGGCCGTGCAAAGGCGCAGATCACACGGTTGGAGAAATTTCTGAGCGTGTTAGACAAGGACGCGGCCAAGGCTGTAGTGCCAGTAAATCCTAACAGTTTTTACTGGTCTGGCAGCGAGGAGCTGCGCAAAGAATTTTACGGCATCTAACCGTAAATGCCTGACCGCTGGGCGTCAGCGGCATCTAAAAGCCCATGTAGGCAGAACAGCAAAACAGGAGATAACAACAATGTTTGCAATCGACACAGGAAGCGACGGCGTATCTGGACCATTTTTTCAGTGGTCAGCACGTGGATCGCTGGATGGTCAGGTTTCGGCTCGGACGTTTTACATTCGTGACGGTTCGCAGAAAACCACCTTTGACGCGGCGACCAAGCCGATCATTCTCGACATCGAGGGCATGAAGACAGGCTGGCAGAAATCCGAGGGGATAGCGGGCGTCGCGCCGGAGTGGAAGTGGAACGCGAGCGTCAATCAGATGATGCCGCAGCCGAGCGAAGATTTCAAAAAAGGCTTCTCAATCCGCGTTGCCATCGGTGGCGGCGAGGCGGCTCTGTGGGAACAGGCGGGCGCAGGGGTCTGGCAGTGTCTGACCGATCTGGCCCCGAAGCTGGCGCAGCAGCCAGCCAAGGGTATGCTGCCGGTGGTCAAGCTGGTGGACGTCAAGAATATGCAGTTCAAGGGCGGCTCAACTGCTGCGCCGGTTCTGGAAGTCGTCAAATGGGTTGAGACGCCGGACTGTTTGAAGGAGGGCGCAGCCGCAGGTATCGCCACAGACCCGACGCCAGCACCAGCACCGCAGCCAGCGCCACAACCGGCACCGGCTGTTGCTCCGGCAGCGTTGGATGACGTCGAGTTTTAATCAAAAAAGCCCCAGCCTGTCGTGGGCTGGGGCAGTAGAGGCAGATCAAACAATGGAGGCTCGACCATAATGGAGGTTAGCGTGTCAGGGGCAGAATTGCAAGCAAGTGCTAGTAAAATAAAGGACTTCATAGAATATATAACCCAGGACTGGGGCCAAATCGACGGAAACCCGATGATCGAGCTACGCTGCATCAGCCAGAGCCGGTCGATCAACGTGGCACGCTTTTCAGTAGACTGGATCGACGAAGCCGTGCAGCACGCGGAGGCCATGAATAAGGCCAAGCAAAACGTCTATATGTGCATCAACCCAGTCGATGGCGACGCCAATATTGGCCCCAACAATGGCGCGAAAGACACCGACATTCTCGCCGCGTTCTTCCAGTTTGCCGATGCGGACGACAAGGACGGCATGAACAACATCCTGTCATTTGCTGGACCAAAATTCACGGCAAGCGTTAAAACCGGAACCCAGCCATACTTGCGCGGCCATGCATACTGGCAGCTTGAGGAACCCGTCTACAATCTCGATGCTTGGCGAGACGTGCAGCGCAGCATCGCACACAGCCTGCAAACAGATCAGGTCGTCGTGAACCCGTCGCGCATTATGCGCGTCGCTGGGACAGTGTCGTGGCCGAACGCCGACAAGAAGGCCAAGGGATACACGCCGGAAGTCGTCACGATGCGCACCG